ATTTTAGATGCTAGTTTTTCTTTTTCCATTTCGTTTACTTTTTGCTCTTTAATAATTTGCGATGCTAATTTTTGTTCGTCTAAATTTAATTTTTGCATTTTAACGACATTGTCAGCTTCTAGTTTTTTGTTTTTAAAGTCCATGTCTGCCATTGCTTTTTGTTTTTGTAATTCTATTTGTTGTGCAGCAAGTTGCAGAGCCGGATCTTGTTTTTGTTCTTTCGGTGGCTGTGGAGTTTGTGTCTCTGGATTAATAAAGAACTGACTTGCATCCTTATAACCACTATTTTGTAAATACTTTTCTAATGTATTGTAAATAGTTTGTGGTGTAACCATGCCCATTCCACCTTGTGAAATCATTTTTTCTTGTACGTTTAAAACTTGTTGTAATACTTGTAGTCGTTGGTCTTGATTACCTGTACCTAATCCTACTTGTACTGTTACATCGTATCTGTTTGACCATTCACGAGGATTCATTGATACAAAATCTCCTCTTAGTTTAACAATACGTTCTTGATCTTGGTATTCACACACTACTTGTAAAATATTTTTAAAGATATCTTTGACTCCTTCGGCAAAACATCGTGCAATTAATTCTATGCGTTGCGTAGAAGCATTCATCATCTGATTTACCGAAGTCGCTGTTGTATGTGACTTGTTAATCGTATCTGGATTTAATCCCATTTGTTGTTTCGGTACTCCAGAACGTTGTTCTTTTAATTCTTCTATCTTGCCAAGCATTGCCAAACCATCATTGAGGAAGTTTGGAGTCTGCATTGGGGTAACTGCATTAGGCGATTTTACTCTAACGATACCACCACTTCTTGCTGTTAATAAATCATCCAAGTTCGCTTGACCATCAACAACAATTGTTCTTGCGTTGTTTTGAAAATACATATTATCAAGTGTATTTCGCAACACAGCAGTTTTTACTTGCTGTAAATCAGCTAATAAATCATAAAAAGACAAACCAAAGAAACGAAAAGGCATTGGAATTCCAACACACATTGCAAATGGTATCATCGAGATCTCTTCGTTCTCTAAAATTGTATAATTATTATATCCACTACCACCGACAGTAATTTTTCGTAACTCAGCAATGCCATCATTATCCATATCGGCTTTCATGTAGCATTCTGTGATCTGAACAACACGCAAAGCAGGATCAACAACACTAGCATCCATGCCAGTTGTGTCATCATCGTAACTTCTACGAACAATAGCTTCGGTATTGTAGATTTGTTCTTCGGAAGTAGGTAAACTTTCGACTAATTTTCTGTCATAACCCATGTCAATCAGTTCAGAGACTGTTTTCATCACTCGTTGTGCAATAAAATCACAATCTTTTAGTGATGTTGCTCGTTTAGAGACTAAAATTTCCTCTGGTGGTACAGCATCTATTTGTACTCGACCATAATCTTTGTTTCTTTTGACCTCTACGTCATAAAAAGTTGTTTCATTTTCTATAACTTCATCAACACCAACGATTTCTACCTCATCATCAATGAGTAATGCCTGGTATTGCATTTCGTTTAAGTGTTCGTAGTTCTCTTTTTTCTGTTCAATAGACTTTTTCCAATACACTTTACAAAAACCATTCTTTTGAAGAAGAGCAGTCTTGAACATGGAGTGCAAAATAGCAAAACCATTGTTGTCTTTTGTAAATATATGGTTGCAGTAGTCTGTTACTTGCTCTGCATATGGCACATCTTCCGGTTGGGATGGCTCAAAATTAACCATCTTGTCCGATTGGCTAAACATACGCATCAAGCTAGGGAGGATAGCTTCAATTGTTTCTAATAAATCTTGGCTCACAACACTTGATCTGCCTTCTACTTCATTTCCTAGTGGCTCTCCTAAGTAATATTTAAGAGCTTCTTTTCGTTGTGTTGCTAAATCACTTGAATAAAATCCAAGAGAGTTTTGTATCTCCTGTGATATTAATGAAAGTAATTTTGTTTTTGTTAATTTTGCCATTCGTTAAATTATTCCTAAATTTTTGTATTGTATTTCAGTATTCCATTCACTTGACTGATTGTTGCCTACGGCAAAGTACCTGAAAGCATCTGCACTATGCGAAGTCCAGTCGTGTACTGGTTTATTTTTTAACTCTCCTTTTTCGGTGGTTGCCCATCGGTATTGTCTAAGAGCATCAAGTCCATGTTTTGTTTTTTCGTGATCCCACCAACAACGAGATAAGATCATCCGGACAGCATTAATCCCATCCTCAATACTCAGCTTCGGAACAATAGATGTTCTTAGTCCAAGACTCTGTGCTGTCTCTACACGACTAACACCTGTTCCTATTTCTCGTACATTCGCATCGTGGGGTAAATAATGCGTATCGTAAATATATTTTTTTTCATCCAAGACAGTTGCGTAGTATTCTAAACTCTCTCCACTATCCTCGTAGTAATCAATGATATGAAAAGCTGATCCTTTGATCTGCACAAACCAGATAGCTGTTTTATCTGCCATGCCTAAATCCCAAAAGGTATTTACTTTAATGCGTTGATCGTAAGGTACTTTTGTTATGCGACCTTCTTCATCTGCTTTGACTAATCCTTTCGAATAAATACTGCCGATAGCTGCACTATCAAAAGAACATTCAAATTCGGCTTCGTATATCTCTTCTGGCATTAAAGCCTTTGCTTCATTTAACTCTAACTCAGAGATAATATGCGTCTCACTAGCTTCGTATATTTTTGCAAACCAATCGTCTTGGTGTAGTGCATGGTCATACAACTGATGAAAGCTGTTGTGACCCTGTGGTGTGCCAATCGCAATCATCCACCCTTCTCTATCACTTAGAGCAGGTCTAATAATTTCTGTCCATAGTCTCGGTGGCATTTGTGCTACCTCATCCAGGATAACACCATCAATATATAATCCTCTTAAACTATCTGGTCTTTCACAACCAAGCAATTGTATTCTTGCACCATTTGGTAAATCACAGCGAAGTTCTGTTTCATGGTACTGCACATCCGGTAAGACACTTGTATATTCTTTGACATAATCCCAAGCAGTTCTTTTTGCCATTGAGTATGTCGGTGCTAGATAATAATATCTAGGTCGAGACAAGGTATTCTGCATTGCCTTTTTTAGCATTTCATTAATGCACAAAACTGTTTTGCCAAATCGTCTATGGCAGACCAACACATTAAAACGTTTAAGATCTTTGTGGACTTCTAGTTGGTGTTCTCTAGGTTTGTAGGGTATGACAATTTTCACGCATCCTTACTTCCTTGCTCGTTTAAGTAATCTCTTATTCTGGCTACGTCATTGCCTTTAACTTGACCTTTACCTGCTGTTTCTGGGTATTTGGTTTTGTTGTTAAGTGCGATGACCAATTCTTTGAAGGGGTCTGTTACTTTTTTAGTTTTTTTCTTTTTCATAAAAAATTCGTAAGAGGTTTGTTTTGTGTTGAAATAGGTTACATTTGCAGTCTGCAAGACCTCGTGGGGTTGCCACAATATTTATTTCATATAGTGAAACAAATAATAAATCATATGATGTTCTGCAAAATATCAGATATTATTAATAATATTAATTAACCATAATCTGACCATATAGCTATTTTTTAAAGCATAGCCTAGAATAATATACTAGGTACTGTTATATATTAATAAATTATAATAAAATATCAGACATTTTATAAAAAATATTATATTTTTTTCTCACACGAGACGTTTGGCAATAAAATTATTTTTCTTATAATTATTTATTATTATCCCTACCTTTTTTATTCATCTCTATTTATATTAAACCCTACTTAACATCTATTTTAATACTATATTCGCCTATATTTAGTCACTAGCCCAACTAATCTCTATCTTCTTATCATCTGTATCAGTAATACTTAATGTTTGTTTCTCTGTACCATATCTCTTGCTACTGAGCTTGCCGGCTTGCCATTGAACATTTTTGGCATAAACCTCGAGTAGTTTGACTTTTGACATAGGAATATTCTTATCTTCGAGAGCATCCTCAATACGTTCATCGAGACTACTTATGAGCATTTCAATTCCTGCTTCTTTGCTTTTGTAGTAAGCATCTCTGAGCTTATCATCCTTGTCCATCCATTGTCTCCAGACATTGTAACTAATCCCACATTGTTTCGTGGCATTCTTTATTCCCATGCCTTGTTCCAGGAGTATTAATACTTCACGACATAAAGTCTTGCTGTATTTACTTGGTCTACCTACTTTGGTTTGTTTAACTGGTACTGTCATTAGTGTATTGTTATTTCGTTCTTTGGATGAATGATATCGCCATCAGTAGACTCTGACTTCATTGTTTGTGCAAAGTCCATAGCTTCTTGCTCCGATGCAAAGTTGTAGTATCTAATAATTATTTCTGATTGTTCAGTTTCCGGATTTTTAACCATGAACACACTACAAAACAGATCGTCTGCTAAAAGTTTCATTTAATAAATACCTTATGTCCTCCACAGTCAAATAATGCTTATGCTTGTTAATATTGTTGTATGCTTGGATAACATCCTCTGGCTCTAATCCTGCGAAGGAACATACTAACTTGAAGTCTTTACCACCAACCCAATCAAGAGCTTCTTGGTAATACTTACTGTTTAGTCTATTTTGCCAGAGAAATTTATTACAAGCATCAGTTAATCCTTGAACTAAACAAGCAATCCAAAGTCGCTGTTCGTTCATATAAAAAAAAGCCACCTTGCAGATGGCTATAATTGTTGTCGTAATTTATGTGATTATGTATGTTTCTAATGATTTACTAACCATTTGTTAATAGATACAAATACAGAACTACATTTTAAAGTATTCAACCAACCTATCTAATGCTTCTCTTAATTTATCCATTTGTTTTTTAGCCGGTTTATTCTCTACGATCACTTGCCATATTATGTGCCAATGATTACCCAACTCTTTAATGATAAAATGAAACTCTGAATAACTGTCTATGCTACTAACGACAGAATGTTCCTTGCTGCCTTGTCCTAAGTTTTCTTTTAAACTAGCAGTAACTCTTTGTCGTATTCCTGCATTCTCTGATATTTGGTCAAACTTATATCCTGCCCAATATCTTCTACTGTTGTTCTCTGAATTAGTTATATCAAGTAAATTCCTGGCATAGTAGTTTTCTAATACTGATTTATGTTCATGTTCTAATCGTCTACCATCTAAAGCAAATACAATACGAAGTTTAGAGCCATCAACTTTTCTGATTAATCCATCCTCTGTTTTAACTAACTCTTGTACTCCAAAGTCAGATGGTGCTTTAATTTTCTTTTTTCTTTTTGTCATTTTTTAATATTTTTAAGTAGCAGCTAGCACAATAATATTTTTTATATTGCAAAACATGAGCATTTTGCTGACATTGAGAACACTTTACCATCGTTTAAACTCTTCCTCTGTTATTAAGTTTTCTGTTCGCATTTGACGTACCATGTCATCAGATATTGATGTGCTGCGAATTCCTTTTTTTACAAAACCAACATAATCTTTGTGTGATTTCTTTTGTGGTACTCCGAAATTATCTGTTTCTTTTTTTACCGGTAATTCTTCTTCCCACCTCTCATGGTTTAACCATGTAGCAAAATGTGGAATAAACTTTGGATCATCAGCTTGTCTGCAAAGAGCATTATATTTTTCAATTAATGTATCTGGTTGAACGTCTTTTGCTTTTCGTAACCAAAATTTTAGACCTTCACTTTTAGATCCTCGTTTGATTAACAACTGCTCCCATATATTATTATATATAGATACAGATACAGAGTCTTTGCTAGATGTTTGCTTGGCTTTTGCTAGACCACCTTTTTTCCCTGTTTCTTGCCGAATACGAGCAATATCTATCTTATCTTCACGTCTTTTTTTCTGTACTAATTGGTGGTAACGACCATCAACCAATGCAAGTTTATGCGTTATAACCCACATCAGATCCTCTTTTTGTTGTTCCATTATTGCTAAATCATCTGTTGGATCACACACCATTCTAAAGATAAAATTAAAATCATTTGGCAAACCTTTTCCATTTGCTAAACCTAAATGACAAAATAACCTGGAGTATAATCCTTCTTGTTGAGCAGTCATTCCTGCACAACCAGATCTCCAGTCTGCATAGTAAAAATCAATGTAAGGAAATTTTATCTCTTCACTCATAGCTTTCCTTAATCGCTAATCCGATGTAGTATGGAATTAATGGTACTATTGCATTACCAAGTGCTTTAATTCTGTTTACTCTATCTTTGTCCAATCTGTAGGAAATGCCATCAGGTACTCCACGAAGTTCGGACTCAATCTGCCACCAGTTTTCTTTGCATTGTTCATCCCATGTACCTGCTCTCCCAAGTTGCTCTTCCCTCTGTCCGTTAGTGCTGCTCTTGAGTCTTGTGCTTTCGGTGTTCCATACATGGTTAAATAAACTTGACCGGGCAAACCTAGTTGTCTCCCATTCTTTTTTCTCTTTTGATGATATTTTATGTTTGGAGTATCCACTTTGCTCATTGAAGCTGTCGGTGTTTCCCACATTTTCTGTTTCTCTAAAAACAACATCGCATCCGATAGTTTTGC